CCGGGATAGACGCCATCAAGAATGGCGGAAGTATCAATTGGATAACGACGTCCGACAGGAGATTGAAGAGCAACATACACGTCGCGAACACGATCATGTGCGAAAACTTCATGAGAAACCTCGACCTGAAGAGATTCACGTGGAACGATGGTGAGACCGCGAGAGATAGAACGCAGCTCGGATTCATCGCACAAGAAGTAGAAGAAATCCTGCCGAAGGCGGTCGTGACGCGCGAGTTCGCGAATATTTCAGATTGCAAACTTCTAGATACGAGTCAAATCATGATGACCATGTATGGAGCGTTGAAACGATGCATATCTCGTATCGACGAACTAGAAGCTATTGTATTTAATACAAATATATTTGATTGATATAATAGCCATCTTTAAAGTGATATTGGAGTGGCTTAATCCAGTTGCTAGCCCCTTGTTAAGCTGTTTATACACATATCGTCAAAATGTATCATATAATAACTTATGTATTCTATATCCTACATTATAATAATGCCTCGCACAATCGGGATTACATTCGCCACAAAAGATTACGAGGGCTCCGCTGCGGCTTTGACACATTCGGCTCTCACGACCGGGGGCTTCGACGAGTTCAGAACCTTTGGTCCAAAAGATATCCAATGGCTTATGGACACCCATCCGGAGCACTTTGAAAACTCCAGGGGGTTCGGATGGTGGTGTTGGAAGGCATTTCTTATTAAATCTGTCCTCGGCCAGCTCCCGGAAAACGATGTAGTTGTCTATGTAGATGCGACGATGCTTTTCGAGCGTTCTATCAAGCCGTACGCGGACAGCGTTGTAACTGGAAATCCTATATTGGTATGTCGTCTGGGTAACTGGTCCTCCAACGATTACCGTAATAAATTATGGTCAAAGAAGTCAGTATTCCACGCGATGAGGGCCGGGCCTGTTGCATCCGAAGAAATCCAGCTCAACGCTGCTTTTCAAGTTTACAAGAGTTGTCCCGAATCTATTGCTTTTGTGGACACATACCTCCATTATTCTCTAGAGCTAGATGTCATCAACGACAATGGGAAGGATTCTTCCATCGTGGATACTCGCCATGACCAGAGCATCCTCAGTATCTTGGTATCAGAGAACCCCCGTGTTACCGTTTCCCGTGACGTGACCCAGTGGGGCAAGAAGGACCCTCCTGCGTCCGTAAAGCAACCGACTGGAGGTGTTGTAGAAATTGATTCTCTTGACGAAAACGGCCTAATGCACAATCTCGTAAATCACCACAGGCGTATTCTAAAAATTCCAAAAATTGCCGTTATCACACCGACCACTGGTGGTAAATTTCTGGATAAGTGCATCGAGAGCGTTCAGAACTCCACACTCCCAAACATCGAGCACTGGATCGTTGTGGACGGTCAGGAACACGAAGGCAAAGTAAATACGATTATTGCCAAGTATGAGCATCGCCATCCGATCGTGAAATTTACCCTTCCAAAAAACGTGGGTGCTGGTGGCTGGAATGGCCACCGCGTTTTTGGCAGTGTGCCTTGGTTGGTAGAATCTGATTACATCGCGTATCTGGATGATGACAATGTTGTGACTCCGAGTCATTACAGCGACCTCCTGCGCGGCATCGTTAAGAACCCTGAGAATAAATGGGCGTATTGTCTTCGTTCTCTGATCGACAAAGACGGTAACACCATAAGGTATGACAACTGCGAATCTCTCGGCGGGATCTCGCATACAGTTGCAGGCCGGGGGGATTATCTTATTGACACTTCGTGTTACCTCATCGAGAGGGACCTCGCTATCACCCTCTCGACGACATGGAACGCCAAGTTCCGCGATGACAGGGGACGAGGTGAGCCAGATCGCGAGTTATGCAAAAATCTGCTGATGTCCGCACCTCACGCTGTCATTCGCAAGCACTCACTCGGGTATCGCATCGGTTCTACCAGTCTGTCCGTGTCGGGTAATTTCTTCGAGCGCGGAAACCAGGTGTTCGGTTACGACTTTGGTAAGTTTGAGGACATTTACATTTTCCACTTCTCGCAGAAAGCCACCGAAGACTTCCTTGTCGCGCGTCATAAGTACAACGAAAGGAGCTATGCGCTCGACGAGTGGCAGATGACGCTTCTCCGGGGACTGGATGGGTTGAACGGGGGTAAATTCAATCTTATCAACGGGTTCACCAACTTCCCGAACATCCCCCACGGAGCCACCGTTCTCGTGAGCTTGTGCAACCCTGTCGAGATTCCTCTGGACTGTCTGTCACAACGCCTCGACCTTCATCGGATCGTGTACACTCTGGAATCTCCCAACATTCGCCATCAATCTCAATGGAATTCAAGGTGGCTCTCACAAAACTTTGACGTATTATTGACATATTTCAAACCACTCCTTGATAGCCGCAAGGATGTGGTATTTACTCAACATAACACTCATCATGGAGACATGAACGACCCTCTCGACAGGGTGGCACTTCTTCGCGACAATACCGGGGCCGGTAGGTCAGCATGCATCGTTTTGGAGAGGCGCCCCGAATTGTTTGGTAAGCAAGAATACGCCATCAATGGTATTCACATGAGGTGCCTGGACTATCTACGGGAGGATCTAGTCAGAGGTCTAGACAACGTGACGGCATTTGGGATAAATTGGGTGGAGATCGCAGATGGAAAGAAAATCAAAACGTTCCAAAACGCTCATCGGTCACAAGACCCGAAATCAGCTGTCGAGCACAAACAAAATTTCACTTTTGATCTTGTGGTGGAAAACTGTGATGCCGATGGATACGTGTCAGAGAAATTTTATGATTCTTTGAGTGCTGGGTGTATTCCTCTTTACTATGGGAATGTATACGACAAACTAAAAGAGCTCATTCCCGAGGGCCACGGGGGGGCATACTTCGATCTTAAACAGCGTGGTATTGTCACCGGTGAACAGCTTCAGGAACTGATCGATTCTATCAGCGACGAACAACTGGTGCAGATGCGGAAGAGCGTGGTAAAGTATCGCGAGGCCGTTCTGAGATCAGTTGGCACAGAGGCCTTCGCAAAGTGTGCTGAAAAAGCAATAGCACTGGCCAAAGAACTAAAAAACAAGGTCGAACTTGTATAAACTTGGGATTGTGTTTGAACATGTATGAATTGTTGATTTGTTGATACAAAATATCATATTGACAACCTTCGATCTGGTGGTGGAGAAACGCGTTGAACTTGTCTAAGCAACTTAAATAAATATGTAAAACAATTATAATGACTCTAAAAGAAGACCTCGAATATGTATCAGAAAGTATAGGTTACTTATACGCACCAAGCAGCCATCATACTACTACTCGAATTATCCCAGCAGCAAGGTTATTTTCTGAAAATCATAAGAATAGGTTGTCGCATGGGAAACCAGTTTTGAAACGTAAAATTCACGAGTTACAACACACAAAAAACATGATAATTAAAAGTCATCTCCCATACGCATCCAGAAAAGACATGAAACTTCAAGATATCCGACTTAAGTATAACCTTCCATATATAACGAGGGGAGAAATGAAATTACAAGACACCATCATGCATCGCGAGTATATAAAAGTACAATCGACAATAATTTGGAATTTTAGGGCTATTCTTGATAGGATAGGGGAATTAGACCGACCGGGGTCGTTTATGGACATTTATATAAAAAACGGGCCTATATGCACCACGAAACCAGATGAACTGAAGAGGGGTGCTCCGAGGGAAAATCAAGAAAGATATCGTAGAGAAAAACACAGATGGTTGGAAAACAATAGAAAGGGGTATAAAGCATTGAGAAATCTCCAATCCCATGTCCACGAGATATACTTCGCATCGTCACAAATGGATGTATTATTTGATGTTTACCACAAATATTTAAACATGTATGGAAATATGCAATCTGAAAAATTAGACGCTATATATAGAATATCAAAATGGATATGTACCAGATATTCGCTAATAGAAAAGCATCTTAAACTTGCTGTGAAATGCAAGGGCTCTGAAAACAAAGATTTTCATATTTCTTTACAAGAGTGGAGAAACAATCAAAATTATAAATATTTAAAATCGTTTTTGCTCAAAAAATATGTAGGATTCTACAACAAAAATATTCAAAACAAATACTTGTCCCAGATAAATATGACAAACAAACATCTATAATTTACAAAAATCCATTTGTTTTGTTTTCACTTGTAATCTTATCAAGATACTTTTCAGTATGTGATTCTATTTTCTGATGGCGAAATTTCACATCGTCAGGCACTCCTTGGTGGTACCGTTACATCAAAGACTCCTTGGTGGTACCTTGGTCGTCCTCTCCGGAAGCATCAAATTTATGTTCACTGTATGGGTGCTGTTGTCGATACTGTTGTCAATGCGATTATCTGTGTTGGTTGTGGTATATGTAGTCACATTCCCTGTAGGAGATGTGTTACCAAGTGCTGCCAAGTGGTCTTCTTTTAAAACAAATTCAACGTCTCTCTTTTCCATAGTTTTACCATTGCATTTCTTGGTTTTAGAGTGTTTACACGCCTGGTGAGGAGTAAATGTTCTATAACCACACGCACATGAATATAACACCCCTTGAATATATTCAACCATGTCTATGGTGTAAAGAACGCCAATAATAAATTAATAAATAATTTTGGGATATCCTAAAATGGGATATCCTTTTATTTTTTTTATTTTTTTTTCTAAATACATTTCTCTGAAAAGTTTATACATGTATAAACTTTTCCCTGGTACTAAATAGTTAGATTTGAACCGACAAGTCTTTACGACAAGTCGCTTATTTTTTTATTCTTTGTTTGTCAATATGTTCATTTGAATACGGAGAGAAGAGAATTGAATACAGACTTATTGGATGTTGACGTAAGTGATTTCTCTATCCGCGCATCTCCGAGGATTTCAGCTGCAATTGACAACTTCTTTTGCTGAGTTGCAATGATGTGGTCATCAATTGTATTGTTGATAATGATTCTTTTGACAGTCACTGCTCTTTTCTGCCCGATGCGATGTGACCGTGCAATCGCTTGCAGCTCGCTGACTGCATTCCACGCCAGCGAATTGATGTACACCCTGCTTGCCGCCTGCAGATTCAGTCCAACTCCACCAGCCTCGATTTGGATGATGAAGAAATTCACGCTGGCATCATTTGAGAACCTCTCGATCGCCTCTGCCCTGTCTGCCATGTTGACTTTGCCAGATATCACCACCGAATCGTGCCCGATATCTTTCAACATTTCCCGAACTGATTCGATTTCCTTGATCCAGTGGACAAAGATTATTATCTTTTCCACTGGGGCAGACATAATGTCTCTGCGGAGCATGCTAAGCTTAGTAGACTGTCCGTCGAATGTCGTATCGACAACTCCCGCTGGCAGCATCGCAGCATTTGTCACCGCCTGCCGAAGCCTGAGAAGCTGCTCCAAGATCCTCATGCGGCCCTCGCCATCGCCATATGCTGTGTATGCTTTGAGCAAAAGCTTACCGTTTTCCACCAGTTCATTGTAAATATCCTTCTCGTCCTCCAGCTCGAAATCTGAACGGAGATCCTCGATCGTCAGCTCCGGGATCTTGATGCTGCTGACGTCTTCCTTGACGACACGATACAAATATTTCTTCGCCGCCTGCGAGAGTGTCACCTGAAAAATAGACATGAACTCCAACAGAGTCTTGAAGTCGTTCCGACTCCGGTTGATCGGAGTCCCACTCAAACCCCACTTTGTTTTGCTCTGAATTTGTTTGATGAGTTTGTAGCTCTTCGTCTTGTTGTTCCTGATCATATGACATTCGTCCACAACGACCCGGTCAAATTCGAAACTCAGCAACTCGGACTCGTCGTCCTTTGCCATGCTCGAAAATGTGGAAATGGGAGTAATAATCACGCGATGTTGAGACAGGATATCACGGGTGATCTTTCCAGTGTTTGAGTCATTTGCAGAGAACACAAATGGGGTAATAGACGAAAATTTTTCGAATTCTGCCACCCATTGTGGGAGGATATTCTTGGGCACTACGACCAGCGTGTGCTTCATGTCGT